TGGTTCATATTTGCAGGGCTACACTACCTCTACCTTTCAAAACATCATCGACAAACTAGGTAACCCACACTCTCAGGGTGACGCTTACAAGGTGGACGCTGAGTGGGCTTTCAAGTTTGAAGATGGAACGGTTGCCACGCTTTACAATTGGAAGAATGGCAAAAACCATTGTGGTGCTGATGGTCTCAACCTTGAGGACATCACTGAATGGAACATCGGTGGCTTTAGCTCTGATGCAGTTGATAAGATTGAGGAGGCTTTGAAATGACAACGCTGACCTTTAAGAGTAAAGAGTTTCCACGCATGTTGGAGTTTATGCGTAACCATGACCGTGCCATTCCCAATGGTATGGGAGGAGAACCTACCAAACAGTTTGGTTTGCACCTAGTCAAGGATGACGGTATCTATGTAATGTCTGGAACTTTTGAGTCCGATAAATTGGACAAGAAAAGGTGTCACGTCATCTACGCTCAAGGTTTTTCACTTAAAACAAAAGACCTTTGGGAAAAATGTCGTGACGCTGTAGGCGGTGACGATTTCGTTGAATGGATACCGCTCGATAACAAGATGGTTAACATGCTTGCTAGAAACGGACACATGAAAATAAAAATTACACCTCAACGGGTAGAGGTAAACGTTTACGGATAACAGTGTCCTCTGTTATGTGCCCCACTCCGGTGGGGCTTTTTTTTGCCAACTGGTAGTAGTACTTCGGATCGATCCATCAAACGGCAGCGAACTACTGCACCAGTGAACATTTCACACCATATATTATTGCAGAACCGCAAGACTCGCAGAGCCCGCAGGAGCGCAGACTTTTTATATGTGACAAGAAGCGGGCAGCTGCGGCTGCAGCTGCGGTTTAGTTAACGACATCCTGGCGGTCGGTCAGCTAGAAAAAAGTTACCACTACACTAGTTTTTGTGTTACACTTTATATGTCTTAAATTGGAGGACAAAAGATGAATATCAAAAAAGAGTTGGAAAAAATATCGGGCTTACTAGCAGATGCCCGCAATAAATTAGATGAGATTAGTTCTGACTACTACGAAAACACGGACGAGTCTGACTACGACATCTCTGATTGGACAAACGGTATCGAGGATATCGAAACTGAAATTGACACCTATTTGGAGGGCAAATAATGGAACAGTATACATATGGGTGTGACGGTGGTTGCTTAGCAATCAGAACAGAATCGGGTACTTTTTATTATCCCAACGGTTATGGTGATGGTGAGCATGACGTGTTCGTTATCGACGAATCGGAAATGCGCCCTGATAAAAGGCTTTATCTCGTCAGTCATTTTGATATTTTTGAAGGCAAGTCTGCCGAAATTTTAAACTACGATTGCGAAGAAACGCCATGGATGAAAGTCCATGCAGTATGCACACTAGATGCCGGTCGTTGGTTTGTATATAGCGATGAAGGCACAATGTACTTAATCAAGGTAGAGTACACACCGTTCGGTGTTGGGGCGTAATGCCCCACTCTTTCTGCAGCGATGCAACGAAAACCCAGGGCAATGCCCTGGGTTTTTTCATATCTCAAAAACATCGGATCGCAAGGACGCAGGGTCGCAGGGTCGCAGGGTCGCAGGGAAGATTCACGGGGTCCAGGACCATTCGCGAAGTTTGACTACACTAGTTTTTGTGATACAATATATTTGGTTTTATTTGGGAGGACTAAACCATGAAATCTAAAATACTTTCTCATCCGTCAAAGATGCCTTGTCCAGCCATATCGTTGGACGCTCGAGCATGCAAAACGGGATCGAAACTCGCAGAGATCGAAGGCACAGTATGCCACGATTGCTATGCGCTCAAAGGTTTCTATCGCATGCCCAACACCAGAAACGCCATGCAAAGACGCATGGATTTTATGACCAGTTTGGAGTTCGTACCAAAGATGGTCGAAGAATTACGCCAGTTTTGCACCAACGGGTATTTCCGTTGGTTCGATTCTGGCGACGTGCAAAGCGTACAAATGGCAACCAATATTCTAGAGGTTTGTAAACAGACTCCAGAGATTAAACATTGGATACCATCCAAAGAACCAGCCATCTGGAAAGACGCACTCGCGCACACCGAACAGCCGGACAATGCCATTGTCCGCATGAGCGCGACCAAAATTGATTCTGCTGCGTCTAACAAATGGGCGCACACTTCTACCGTTCATAAGGATCGAGACCCGTTCGGCCAAGCTTGTCCTGCCAGTTTACAGGGTAACAAATGTCTTGATTGCCGGAGTTGTTGGGACGCGAACGTGGCGAATGTCTCTTACAGTTTTCATTAAGGAGTATGCAATGAGCATGTTACACAAAACACCGGCACAAAATCTAAATACTATTTGGAATGCCCTTCACGGATACCGGGAGGATTGCATTCCAGAACACGATCCTATCTATAATGAAGAGTGGGAGTCTATATGCGATGCTATGTGGGAAATAGCCGAAGCTTTAGGTTTACCCACCGGATCTGATGCCGAAGAATGGCTAGACTAATCCAACCGGAGGGGTCCAGGACCCCTCCCTGGAATCCTGCAGCAAAGATCATTCACATACATACAAGGGCGCAGGGTCGCAAGACTTGACACGCAGGGTCGCAAGGTCGCAGAATTACTACCAGTTTCTTAGTCCTCCAATCTAAGAACCAGCCCCTCTTCGGAGGGGTTTTTTATTGGGCAAACGCTTCATGATACACGGCGCAGGGTCGCAGGGTTTGGTCAGCTTGATCGCGGATCGCTTGGAACACGGACTCAATATTCTCGAGCTTAGTACCTTGAGTATGGAACACCCCATCAGAGGCCAAGGTTCTCGCCTCACGGCTCTCAAACAAATATAGGCTACCCGTCCCTTGGTGCTTCGCTAAGATAAAAGAGAGACCTCCTGCGTGGCTGTGCGAGGTATGCCAAGCGATTTGCTGTGGACTCAATTTCACTTTGTTACTTTTGATTACCTTTAGTTCTATCCAAAACGATATTGATTCCCACACGATATAAAGATCAGGCATCCCTGCTGAAACTCTATTCTCCAACCTCCAAGCGTAACAATTCTTTGGTAGTTTCTTGCGGATCGCTGTCCAAAAATTCGCTTCCGGCCCTCGTGACATCTTTGAATTCTCCCTCAATGAATGCATGCGGATATCGTTTCTGAAGATCAGCTAGTCGTCCTATGATTTCCTCTCTTGTCATATCATCTATTCGGTTGACTGTTTCTCTTCTGTCAATTGTTAATCCACCCAACGCGGATCTAATTTTTTCTGCATTGATTGCCGCAGAATATTGACCGACCTCTTCCGCACCTTTTGATAACTCAGATAGTCTTTTCATTTGACCGATCAAAGTCACTCCGTACTGGCGTTCTCTTTCCTCTCTTAGTTCTTTTATGTGGTCTACTACATGAGGATAATCTTTTCCATTCAACAAAACAGATGCTGTTTTTGGAGCAACATTTACAGAAAATCCTGCCTTCCTTGCACACTCCGCATTTGAATAGATGCCCTCAACAATCAATTTACAAAACTCTCTCTGACGATTTGTCAGCTTGCGTTCTGTCGTAACACTCTTCGACATAACTTTCCTTATAAGGGTATACCAACGATTTAATGATACAAACCTGGTCAATTTCGGTCAAAAAACCAACCGTTTTGTTGCATAAATTTTGGACAGTGATTTGAAAACCATGGTCATTGAGCCAAGAAACGTTACGGATGTTACGAAAATCAATCAAAACGTTACGAGTTGAATTTTTTTTTCTTCAATATTTTCAGTCAGTTATTTTAATCCGTAACGTCCGTAACGCTCGTAACGCCTCATTTCAAAAAAAAAAATAAATTTTTTCTCCATCTCGCTGACAGACCTTTTAAACAAATGTTACGAGTGCCGTGATCCTAGTACACAGAAACACTTGATATATTTTTTAGACTAGTGTAATGTCACTACTTCATTGATCAATTGGAGGATAAGCAATGGTATACCAAGCCCAAGCCCAAGCCCCTAGGTACAGAGTTGAACTGTCTGTCTGTACATCATCAGGGGAGCCATCAAGAGAACTGAACTGGCCTGTTGACACGATAGGCGAAGCCAAGGCTTTCATCGAAGGTTACAAAATGGCTGACACATCTCACCTCGCATACTCATTCAAGGTCATAGAAATCAGGGACGTTGTCGCTGTTGTTTCTGTTCATACAAAATCTGACGGTGACCGTGATGTCTGTTCACACACCTCAGAAAAAGAAGCCATTCAACACTTGGAATATCTCAAGTCAGAATGTGGGTTATTCAATGATGAGTTTGACGACTATGATTGGCATTACGTAACCATAAAAACGGAGCATGAGGTAGAGGTCAAATGACTAAGCAAATGAAAGCGATCCACACTGAAGAGATTGATCATGTGGATTATCAGCATAAGTTGGAAAAGTCGTATGAGGTTTATTACGAAGCGGATGAAGAGACCGGAGCCGTTCTCAACATCACTGAGATTATTGAACTGCCTCGTCAAACTTTTGACGAGGTCAAGTATGACTCACTGCTTTGGCAACACCTTGTTAAGACTTTTGAGCCAGATGGTTTTGAAAAAGAGGAGGAACAAGAACTGTGATTTACGCTAGAGAATATTGGTTTAGCCCACGGCTACATGAAACCATCACCTCGCATGTCAGAGAGCGCACGTTGACCAATGATATGAAATTGGATGAGGCTTTATCCATCATTGAAAAACTGAAGGAAAAGTCAAACGAGGAACTAGGCGCGATGGTACGCGAATGGTTGGAGCATCCAGACGTTCAGAACTACCCACGCGATTTTACTGAGTGGGCAAACGAGTTCACCATCGAATGAACTTCTTTGATACAGCCACGTACTACCTGATCATGTCCATGGTCGGGTGGTTTTTGGTCATCGCACAGATCACGTTTGTGGTTTGGTTCTATAAAAATTGGAGGAAGAAATGAGAGAAACAGTAGAGAAAGTTGAGACAGCGTATCAGGAGTTTTTAACTCAACGCGGTCTCCCGCAGATGTGTGCCTACGAATTAATATCTGAGGATTTTTACGACGACTACGAACGGTTCGTGATCACCAAGTTTATCGAATTGTTTGAAGCAATTGATTCAGAGAAAAAATGATGAGATACGCGACAGTCTGTTCGGGCGTTGAAGCCTGTTCCGTGGCGTGGGAGCCACTAGGTTGGAAACCAGTTTTCTTTTCTGAGATCGAGGACTTCCCGTCGGAGGTTCTCAACACACATTATCCAAGCGTTCCCAACCATGGGGACATGACAAACTTTGAGGAGTGGGGTTATGAAAAAGGCTCAATTGATGTTATTTGCGGAGGAACACCTTGTCAGTCTTTCTCCGTCGCAGGATTGCGAAGAGGACTCAGCGACGACAGAGGCAATCTTGCACTCACGTTTTGCAGAATGGTTAATCAGTTGCGACCCAAATACTTCATCTGGGAAAACGTTGCCGGTTGTCTGTCATCCAATGGAGGACGGGACTTTGGTTCCATCACAGGGGCGATGGCAGAATTCGGGTATTCATTCGGATGGCGTGTGTTTGACGCACAATACTTCGGAGTCCCCCAAAGAAGGCGTAGAGTCTTTCTTATTGGATGTGCTTCAGGACAGTCAGAGCATATCCGACAAATATTGTTTGAGCCAGAAGGCGGCAGAAGGAATTATGCGGAGAGCCAAGAGACGGGGCAAGACATTACCCGAAACGTTGGACACGGCACTGAGGTGTTTGATTTCCAGAGAATCGGGGTGTACGGAACCAAGGGCGTAGGATCGACTTGCATGGCGCGGGACTACAAGGACTCAAAAGACTTGGTCGTTTACGAATACCACGGTCACGATTCCAGAGTCAAAGAGCTAGATCAGACGTGTCAGACCGTCACATCGAGATGGGGGACGGGTGGCAACAATGTGCCATTGGTCTCGTTCAGTTCAAACATGTCTGAGCCTGACGTGCTTGAGAACATAGCACCGACGGTCAAGTTGGGTGGCAGTGGGTGTGCGAATCCTCCTGCCGTTGCGTATGGCTTGAGAACCTCCAACACCAAATCGAATGGTTGGGGCATTCAAGAAAACAGAACGCACACGCTTGATGCAACAGGGGGAACGCATACCGTCGCAACAGAAAAACTGGTGCGTCGATTGACACCGATTGAAGTCGAACGGTTACAGGGTTTTCCAGACGACTACACAAATATTCCGTGGCGCGGCAAGACCGCACCGGATAGCCGTCGCTATAAGGCGATGGGAAATAGCATGGCTGTTCCGGTCATGCGTTGGTTAGGTCAGCGTATCGCTGACATTGAGGAGGGTAACAATGAGTGAGCAATACAACGTCATGTTTGATTTAGGGTTCAGCATTGTGGCGAACGATGAGCGTGGCGAAACGCTACGACCATCTGAGATTCGTTTTGCAATTATTGAACGTGCGATGAGCATACCGGATAACGAGATACAGGAGGCTATTGGCTTCTGTGATTCTTACGTTGTTGAGGAAGAGTGATGAAGGTCTACTGTGTCCACGATAGGTTGACTCAACTCAAGCACTACTGGCCCAAGCTGAAGGAGGCGTATCATCACAGAAACCTGGATCCAGATCACAGAGACGTGGAGATAATCGAGTACAACTATCAACACCAAGTAGCAGGTCTGCTACAACAAGCCTATGAGAGAGGAAGAGAAGATGAGCAAAGAAAAATGTAATGAACTTTATTGGCACCTCAGTGTGCTGTCTGCAATCGCAGGACCCATCGAACGTATCTTTGAGGATGACTTAGGATTCGTTTGGGCAAGGGAGGGCGAGGACGGTGAGTACTGGCTTCGTTTATTCAAGAGAGACGAAGGTGAATATTTTATTCACATAGATGACCGTTACGCGGATCGTCTCAAAATTATGACAATCACAGGGTACGTACAACATTGTGATGACAATGTTACGTACAACATTAGCAGTTGGGATGAGCTAATTGACGAAGCGAAAGGGGTCCAGGACCTTGCAGAGGGGGTGCGACACTGATGAGCAAGATGGGTGATTGGGTACTCGAGATTGAGATGGACAAGATTAATCTCACGAGAGAGCAGTTCGCTGCCAAACACGGACACATGTTTGTGTACATTTACGATGAACAATTTGGTGTTGTACCACAACCTTGTGTAAAATATTTACAAGAGACTAAAGGAGAAAATTAATGCCTAAGAAAACACAGAAACCTACGTTCGACAGGACGCAATTCACAACTATTTCCATACCAAATGACGTGTATGCTAAGTTAAAAGAGATGGCCCAAGCAGAGGATCGTAAGATCAGCCGTCAGGTAACTAGGTATATACTTCAGGCGTATGAAGAAAGAAGCGAACGAATTAAAAATGAAACAAAAAAATCTGCAACACCTGCCACTGAGTGGTTGCAAACATTTTCACAAAGTGAAACATGAGCCAGATCATAATCGATCTGGCAAAGAAAGCAGGGATAGCCTACCTTCCTCAGATAGAAGAGATCGGAGGGAGGGGCTTCTTTGCAAACATGGAAGAATTAACTTTATTTGCCAAACTTGTCGGAGAGATCTCGAGAAAGCACGAGCGGAACAAGTTAAAAGGCTCAACTGGATGAACCAACTGTGGGAGGGTGAGGACTAGCCCAAGAACACATGCCCTTCTTTTCTCTGAAGTCTGTCACCTTAATCTGACGACGCTTACCGTCTCTTTTACTACCAATTAAGTCGAACAGCAGAGCCTTGCACACCTGCCGACTGAGACCCGTAATCTTTTCCATACCAACAAGCGTACTGTTCAGGGGGGCTTGACCCATGGAGTAGTTGTAAGCCAGTTCTAAGATTTGCTTGGTGTTATTTTCAGCCACTGTCGAGCTTCCTCTTTCAGGACTTTCGCGCCAAGGTCTATCTTGTTACGAAGAGCCTTGACGATAGTCTCATCAATCGTGTCATTCGTGATCAGATCAATGTAGGTTACAGGATTCTTTTGCCCGATACGATGACAGCGATCCTCCGATTGGATTCGTGTTTCGAGGTTGAAGTCATTCGCATAGTAGATCACGGTGTTCGCTTCAGTCAGCGTTAGACCGTATCCCGCTGTCTGTGGATTACCAATGAAGAACCGCAGAGCCGAGTCAGGGTTCTGGAACTTAGTCACAATATCCTGACGCTCAGAGTCTGGCGTGTCGCCATAGTAACAAGCTACTTGATTGGGGAACTTGTTGTTCAAAGCTTCCTGTAGTTTTTGAATGTCGTTCCTGAACCGCGACCAGATCAGCACCTTACCTTCAGTCTCGTCAATGATATCCAGCACAGCTTGGATACGTTTGGTATCCACCTGAACCAAGTCACCGTTGTCCGTGGTCAGGTGTCCTGACAACACCTGTTGCAGCCGAAGCATCTGTGTCATTATGTTCTGAGCCGTGATCAGTTCTCCGTTGTCCAACATGGTCAGAGCCTCGTGTCTAATTTCGTTGTACATTTTGAGTTGCTGTTCGGTCATTGACACGTAGCGCATGGTGTAGGATTTGTCAGGCAAATCGAGACAGTCCTTTTTCAACACTCTGAAACTAAACTGGTTGACCTTGTGCGACAGTTCCTCGAGATTTCGGAAGCCAACAATCTCTTGGAAGGTATGCGCTCCCATACTGCGGCGATGTAAAATTGCGTAGTGGTTTTGGTAAGCGTAGAAGTTTTGAAACCCCAAAAGATTTGGGGCTAGGAACTCTGCTTGTGAATACAAGTCCATGGGTGAGCGGGTAACGGGCGATCCGGTCAACGCTCTGCGATACTTGAACTCGTGTGCAATCTTCAACAGAGCCTTGGTTCGTTTCGCCTGGTGGTTTTTGATCGTGGTGCTTTCGTCAATCACAATCATACCTTTACTACCAAACCGTTGAGCCAACCATCTACCTGCCGCTTGACCTTTGGCAGTGGAGAACGCTTCGACATTCATCACAAAGATCGTGAGTCCATCGTAGTCTTCTCTGACAGATTGCATTTCTTCTTTCTGCTTTTTGTTTGCACCAGACACCCAACGAATTGTTCGGTATGGGATGTCTTCAGGTAGATGTTCGGGTATCTCTTTTGTCACCCAGTTGCGGTACACACCCTTGGGTGCGATGATCAGTGCAAAGTTGCACTTGTCTTCGACAGCCAACGTTCCAAGGTTATCGAGCAGTGTTTTACTTTTGCCTGTACCCATTTCCATAAAGAAGGCAAACGCGGTACGATCACCAGCCATATCCATTGCATCTTTCTGATGCTTGTATGGCTTGGTCTTGAAGATATATTTTCTTTTTTTCTTGACAGACATTTTTCCTCCAGCTACTGTCTACTGTGTCAAATACATTAACATATGTTTTGATACATGCAAACTCATAACCAAAACCTGAAGAGGAGAAACTGTAGTGAGTGAGTTTTTTGAAGAAATGATTGAAGCCTCTGAGAGTCTTGAAGATGTTCAGACTGAAAAGTTGAACGAATTGCACAGTCTGGTTCGACAGCTTGAGGATATTCAGTCACAAGTCGATATAGCAGAGGGACATATCAAAGCATTGAAACAGGAACGGCTGCGACTTTCGCAAGATATGATTCCTAGTTTGATGGATTCGATTGGTTTTAAAAGTTTTGTTCTTGGCAAAGAAGAGGATGATAATCTCATATCAGTCCAAATCGAACCTTTTGTCTCTGCATCTATTCCAGTGGAGAACCGACAGAGAGCTTATCAATGGTTACGCGATGTGAACTGTGAGTCGATCATCAAGAACGACGTGACAGTCTCGTTCGGCAAAGAGGGAGATGCTAAAGCGAACGAGCTCATGCTCGAGTTGGATAAGAGGGGACTTCACCCCGAAGCCAAAACGCACATACATAGCAGTACCCTCAAGTCGTTTATCAAGAACTGGGTAGCAGAGAATAAAAATCCACCAATTGATCTTGACCTGTTCGGGGCATACGTGGGTAAGACAACTAAAATTAAGAGGAAATCATCATGAGCAAAGAAGTAGCAGAAGCAAAAGACAATCTGCCATCAACAGATGTAATGAGTATCTTTGAGGAACACGAGGGCGAGGGTCTTGACTACGACACCTCAGAATTACAAATCCCTTTTATCAGAATCGCCCAAGCGATGAGTGATCAAGTGAAAAAGAGAGATCCAAAATACATTGAAGGTCTTTCAGTAGGTGACATCTACAACACGGTGACCGGAAAATACTACGACGGGGAGAAAGGAGTAATTGTGATTCCTTGTTATCAAGAGACCGTGAATCTTAAATTTACACCGCGTGACCAGGGTGGTGGATTCCTTGGAATACTGTCACCAGACGATCCTGATATTTCAAAAGCGAAAAGAACAGGTTCAGTTGAACTCTTGCCTGATGGCAATGAGCTCATAAGGTCTGATCAACACTACTGTTTGATCATTGGAGAGGATGGTGTGCCAAACTTCGGTATCGTTGATATGAAAAAAAGCTCACTGCCAATGTCGCGTAAGTGGAAGTCGATGCTCAGTATGTTAACTATTCAGATCAAAGGAGTGATGAAACGACCACCAATCTTTCTCACGAAGTGGAAACTCTCTGTTATTGAAGACAACAACGAAAAAGGCGATTGGTACAACCATGTGATCACAAGCGCAGGTTATTTGATAGACCCTGATGGCAAGAGTTCTGAGGAGGATGAGGAGTTAGCTAACATGGCTTTAAATTTCCGTAAGTCTGTCGTGTCGGGCGAGGCGAAAGCCGTCGCTGAAGATATAACAACAGAGCAAACTGAAGAACACTCAGCCTTTTAAGTCTTAGGACACGGAGAGGAGCCCCCTATCTTCTCTTCGTGTCCTATCTTCTACGGAATTTTTTATGTCGGATATCGAACAGTTTCTATCCCTGTTCCAAGGATCGAACACGGGATACGGCAAAACAATAATAGGAAACAAAAGACGCAACGGAAAACAAGAAGCTAAATGCCAGACAGTTCGAGAGAGCCTTACTGTTGAAGTTATGACAGAGCATTTAGAGGGAAAGACCAGTGTTGGTGCAATCCCAATAGATGAAAACAACAACTGTAAGTTTGGCGCGATAGACGTTGATGACTATCCGATTGACCATGGTGAACTGGTCAGGAAGGTGAAAAAGTTTAAGTTGCCGTTAGCCGTGTGCCGATCTAAATCGGGCGGTGCTCACCTATACATGTTTTTTGTTGAGTGGTTTCCTGCCTCTGAGATACGTGAGTATCTAACGGAGATTGCTGCGTTACTTGGACACTCTGGATGCGAGGTCTTTCCTAAACAGGACAAGATTCTTTCGGATCGTGGTGATCTGGGTAACTTCATCAACCTGCCATACTTTGATGAGCAGAACACGTTGCGTTACATGGTGGACGAAAAGGGTGAGGCAGTAACGCTGAAAGGTTTTTTGCGGTGGACGGGTAAAAACAAAGTCAGACTGACCGACTTAGATAACCTGTTAGCTAGGCCTGAGCAGATGCCGTTTGCTGATGCGCCTCCTTGCCTAGAGTGCATGTTAAACGACGGCATACCAGAGGGCTGTCGTAACACCACCATGTTTCAGACGGGTGTGTATCTTAGAAAGAAGTTTCCAGAGGGCTGGCAAAAGGAGATGGAAGCTGTCAACCAAACCACATTTAACCCACCATTACCAGCTATCGAAGTTGTTCAGGTCCAGGACCAACACGAAAAGAAATCATACGGCTACCTCTGCACACAGGAGCCCTTCAAATCGTATTGCAACAAATCTCTTTGCAAAACTAAGAAGTACGGTATTGGCAGCAACGGTGAAAACGAAAAGCCACAGATTAGTGGGCTGACGATCCTGTTGTCAGAGCCACGACTGTATTTTCTGGATGTTGACGGACAACGTCTTGAGATATCCACGGAGCAATTACAAATTCAACTACAGTTCCAACGTCAATGCATGGAACAACTTAACTACATGCCACCGGCACAGAAGGCAAACGAGTGGCAAACACTCGTCAACGATCTTTTACAAAACGCTACACAGATAGAGGTGCCTGAAGAGCTAACACTTGGAGGACAGTTTAAAGAACTGGTCAAACAATTCTGTACGTCTAGGATTCGAGCGATGTCTCCCGAAGAGATGGAGATGGGCAGACCTTGGACAGACAAAGGTAAAACATATTTCAAACTCAAGGGAATACAGGATTATCTGGTAAACCACGGGTTTTCAAAACTAAACCGACCACAGATACAGCAACGACTCAAGGATTTGGGTGGGGACTTTCACGGAGTGTATCGATACAAAGATGACTCTGATAAGTGGAAGGGTATCAGAGTGTGGTGGGTACCTGAGTTTGAATACGAAGAAGTTAAGTTGTCAGAAGGAGAGAACTATGAGCCCCCGTTCTGAAGATCGAATGTTAAAGGTTTCAGAACTAGCCAAGTTTCTTGGAGTGGCTCCTGCAACCATCTACAAATGGGTAGATGAGGACAATCTTCCAAAGCCCTACCAGATTGGTGAGGCTGCGGTGCGATGGAGATTGAGTGAAATAGAAGCTTGGCTAGAAGAAAAGAAACGATGACAGAGCAATTAATTTTCGGGCCACCAGGGTGCGGTAAAACTTTTACTTTGATGAATATCATCCGAGAAGAGTTGGATTCTGGAACATCACCAGACCGGATTGGATTTGTTTCTTTTTCAAGGAAAGCCATACGCGAAGCGAGAGAACGTGCAGGATCGGCTTTGAATCTTACGGATAAAGACACGCCATACTTTCGCACTCTGCATTCAATGGGCTTTCACTGGCTAGGCATGAAGACAAATGAGATGGTCAACGCCTACGATCTTGCACAGATTGGTCAGGACATAGGACTCGCTTTCGACAACAGGGACGTGTTTGATGACGATGGTTTGATGATGCAGTCTGCCAGAGACGGCAATAAGTATCTGACGATTATTAATCGTGCGGCCATGCGAAGGGTATCGTTGGAAGAGGAGTTCAGGATAACAGCCGACTACGATTTGCATTTCCCCTTGGTCGAAAAGCTAAGTGCAATGTATACGTCGTATAAGTCAGAGACGGGCAAGCACGATTTCACAGATATGATTCTGACGATGGTAGAGCAGGGTACGGCTCCCACGTTAGATCTCTTAATTGTTGATGAAGCACAGGATCTCACTCCGTTGCAGTGGGAACAGGTCAAACTTCTACGTAACAATGCCAAGCGTACTTACTATGCGGGAGACGACGATCAGGCGATCTTTAGATATACGGGTGTAGATGTTCGCTGTATGTTGGAAGCTTGTGAGAACATGACCACGCTCGAGCAGTCATACCGTGTTCCAAAGGTGGTGCATGATCTGGCTGCAAAGATAGCGAAACAAATAAGTGTGCGCCAGTTCAAAGCTTGGAACCCAACAGAGCATGAAGGGTCTATTCGATACCATCTTGATCTTAACGATATTGACATGAGCCAAGGTTCGTGGACGGTCATGGCAAGAACTGCAAAGAATTTAAAGTCTCTCGGAGAACAATTGAGACGCATGGGAGTGTTGTACAAGATCAATGACAGTCTGTCATTTAGTAAAGACCTGCTGACAGCGATGAATGTTTGGAGAGACCTACAGGCTGGAGAGTCAATCTCTGCACAAGAGGCAGAGGAGCTCTATTCAAAACTACCGAAACGTGGTGATGGAGCGATGGTAAAGTTTGGCATGGCAAAAACGTTGAAAGAGATCGATCCTCAAAAGCCTCTGTCATACACAAGCTTGGTGCAAGATCACGGACTGCTAGCAGATAAAGAGTGTGCTGCAGAAAACGTGTTACGTATTTCAGATGAGGAGCTGCAATACCTGAAGGCGATCCGTCGCAGAGGAAAGATATCCACAGATCCACAGATAAAACTGTCAACTATCCACAGGATGAAGGGTGGTGAGGACGACAACATCGTGTTGTTGGATGACATGGGCTACTTGCCGTACAAGACATACATGGAAAATCCAGATGATGAGCACAGAGTTTTTTACACTGCGGTCACCAGGACCAAGCACAACCTGCATATCGTAAACACTGACACTAAATTTAGGTACCCACTATGAAATTTTTTCGTGAATTAGAAAACCCACAACTAGTTGTAATTAGTTTGGGTGCTGGTGTTCAGTCCTCTGTACTGGCATTGATGGCAGAGGAGGGATGTTTCGGCAGGACTCCAGACTGTGCCATTTTTGCAGACACTGGATGGGAACCAGAGGGAGTGTATGAACATCTCGAATGGTTAAAGACACAGTTAAGTTTTCCAGTGTATACGGTACAGAAAGGCAACATCAGAGATGATCTGCTTAACGAGGATAAGAACAAGAACTATCGTAGTGCTCCTTTCTTCACAGAGAACGGAGGCATGGGTCGAAGACAATGCACCAGGGAGTACAAGATAGAGCCCATACGAAAAAAAGAAAGAGAGCTCATAGGTTTGAAACCAAGACAACGTGCTCCGAAAGAACCAGTTGTTGAAGTGTGGATCGGCATCAGCACAGATGAGATGCAACGACTCAAAGAAAGTAGGGACACTTGGTCACATCATCGGTGGCCTTTGATAGAGAAACGAATGTCCAGATCAGACTGTCAACAGTGGTTTGCTGAACGTCACGAAAACCGTGTGTTACCACGGTCAGCTTGTATTGGTTGTCCTTACCACAATGACGATGAGTGGCGACACATGAGGGACAACGACCCCGTGTCTTGGCAAGACGCTATTCTTTTTGATCAGCAGCTAAGAACAATAGATAGGAAGATGGAGAACAAAGAGTATCTCCACCGAAGCTTAAAGCCATTAGACGAGGTTGACTTAACTACTCCATCAGATCATGGACAGTTAAGTTTTCTTGATGAGTGTGACGGAATGTGTGGGATGTAGATGAAAGATACAAGCACGATTAATTTTTTAGACCGGCAAGAGCTAGACAACATGGAGGTTGATTGGTGTGCCCCAGAAGTATTTCCAGACCTGACATCCTGCAAGGATATTGCAATTGACTTGGAGACCTGCGACCCGAACATCAAAACGTTGGGGCCAGGATGGGCTCGAGGCGATGGTTATGTTGTGGGAGTAGCCGTGGCTGCGGGTGATTTTGTAGGTTATTTCCCAATTCGTCACGAGAACAACGGCAACATTGACCCGAAGATTGTATTCAAATGGTTACAAAAACAACTAGATACGCCACATATTAATAAAATTTTTCACAACGCAACCTACGATTTAGGTTGGTTAAGGCATGAGGGTATCGAAGTTAAAGGCAGGATCATAGATACAATGATTGCCGCGCCTTTGTTGAACGAGAACAGGTTCAGTTACAGTCTGGATAGCGTAGGCCGTGAGTATACCGGTGAGCGTAAGAACGAAAAGTTATTAAGAATCGCTGCTAAGAACTGGGGCATCGATCCCAAGTCAGAGATGTGGAGATTACCGGCTAAGTTTGTTGGTCAGTATGCGGAGCAGGATGCCGCCATGACCTTGAATCTTTGGAGGGTGTTTGAGAAAGAGTTGGTTCGAGAAGAGCTAACTTCTGTCTTTGAGTTGGAGACAAGTCTGATACCCTTGATGTTGGACATGCGGCAAAAAGGTGTGTTGGTTGATCTGGATAAGGCAGAGCAAACCAAGAAACTTTTACGTGAGCAAGAAGAACAGATTAGAAAAGAGATCAAAAGGAACACAGGCGTTTTGGTTGAGCCTTGGGTGGCGACTAGCGTTGCATCAGTCCTTGAGCACTATGGCATTGAATATAAAACAACCGGTAAAACGAATCAGCCCTCGATTACAAAAGCGTATCTGCAATCCATACCGCACGAGATCGCGGGGCAAATACTTAAACTAAGAGAACTGAACAAAGCGAACAGCACGTTCATTGATTCGATCCTGCGTTATCAGCACAACGGTAGGATTCACTGTGAGTTTCATCAGCTACGTAGCGATGACGGTGGGACGATAACGGGACGCTTTAGCTCAAGCAACCCGAACCTACAACAGATTCCTGCCCGTGACCCTGATTTAAAGAGAGCAATCCGTGGGTTATTTATTCCAGAGCCGGGTGACCAGTGGGGCTCGTTTGATTACTCAAGCCAAGAGCCTCGACTGTTGGTTCACTATTGTCATGTTCTGTCGAGTAATTTACCTCACGCTGGAATACAAACGATTGTTGATGCGTACCAAAAAGAAGATGTGGACTTTCACCAAATGGTTGCAGATATGGCAGGGATCGGGCGTAAAGAGGCGAAGACTGTAAACCTTGGAATTATGTACGGCATGGGTCGAGGGAAACTAGCACACACTTTGGATATCACAGAGGATGAAGCTAAAGAGTTGTTAAATACGTACCATGAAAAGGTGCCGTTCGTTAAATTGTTGGCAGACTCTGCCTCGTCCAGAGCAACAAGGCATGGTCGGATACGCACCCTGTTGGGACGTAAGTGCCGCTTCGATCTGTGGGAACCAACAACATTTGCTTACAACAAACCGCTCCCGTTAGAGGAGGCTAAGAAAGAGTATGGTCCAGGCATACGTAGAGCATTCACTTATAAAGCCCTCAATAAGCTCATACAAGGCTCTGCAGCGGATCAAACGAAGAAAGCAATGGCTGAGTGCTACAAAGAAGGATTAGTCCCTCTGCTGACCGTACACGACGAACTGTGCTTTAGTATCAGTTCCGAGGAGCAAGCATCAAGAATCAAAGAAATCATGGAGACGTGTGTTGATCTCTCTGTGCCAAGCAAAGTAGACCAAGAGTTGGGTGACAACTGGGGCGAGGTTGGATGAACCTTGAAGCTTGTCCCATCACAATTACTGAAGCCAATAACTTTGTTGAAGAGCATCACCGGCACAGCAAGAAAACACAGGGCGGTCGCTTTGCAATCGGTGCTATCTACAACGGTCAGCTTGTGGCTGTGGCTATTGTGGCTAGACCAGTGGCGAGAAGAGCAGACGACAGGTATACGGCAGAGATCAGGCGGCTGTGTGCTTGTCCTGACGCTCCAAAGAATACTTGTTCCTTTCTGTATGCACGATGCTGGAGGATCTGGCAACAGATGGGTGGCACAAGAATGATCACGTTTACGCTACAAAGTGAGAGCGGATCAAGTCTTCGTGGTGCCGGTTGGAGGATAACCGGAGAGAATAAAGCACAGACCTGGGACGTTCCAAGCAGGAGCCGTGAACCCCAAGACGTATACTATCAGGACAAGTTTCGTTGGGAGCCCTAGGCTGCCTCATAATCATCAGGTGTCAAAGGATTGTAATCAAACAAACAATTTTGCCGACAGAACCAATCAACCTCTTCACGAGCCATCTCACAAGCTTTCCTAAACACGTAATCTTGGCTTGCGTAAACAAGAGCTAATTCCCATTCCATTTGAGTGCGGGTTTTGTCACCCATCATCACGTCTTTTTCATTGGTCATATCGATCTTCATTTCACTCTCCGAAGTCTGGTGAATCCTCACCTGTTTCCATCATGTCCCGTAAACGCTCTGCTCGAGCACCTACCTGAGATGCCCACCGAGAATCCATCATCTGAATTGATGCCTCTTTGTAGTCCCCTTCATCCAAGGCTTGGATCATGTTCTTAAATTGCTTGAAGCGCGGCATACCGAGATTAAATACCATATCTACCACGACACGCTGACGCACATCATCAAGATCAGGATACCAATCAAAAGTTCTGACCAGTTCGTCGGTGGCAATGTTGACATCATTGTTGAGGATATAGTCGATCTCATCGTCGGACAGTCCTCGCTCCTCAATGTTCCTACCCACGCCTATGGTCAAGTATCCGGCTGTACATTGGTATGGTTTTCTCTCAACCCCCTCATGTAGCCGGAGTTGAGCAAAAAGTCTTTTTCTATCCACGTCTTGTCTCCAAGTCTTGTGCTAACTGTTGTGTCCGCAAATTAGGAACTAAAGTGGGTGAGGTTCTTGGTACGGCTGCCACGGCTTGTGTTGGTACGGCTACTGGTGCTTGAACCGGGGCCATTGCCTGTGGTTCAGGAGAAGGAGTCACGGGAGTAAAATCTTTAAGGTCAAATGTAGGAGTTTCTTTAGTATCTAACTCAACTTCAGGAGCAAAGCCCGAAAACTTTTCAGGCTTTTGGATGATCAGTGGCTGTTCTAAAAACTCATCATACAGTTCATCTAACCGATCCTCCGGTAACTCTTCCAGAACACGAGGTTGTCCTTTAATCTCTGTCTCATAAAAAGGAATCTCTGCCATGTTGTCTGTGGGTTTTATAGGACTAAACGTATTAAACAAAAGCTCTTCAAGTTCTTCGGTGCCCAGTTTTGATTCTTCTTTTAAGTATTCAAAAATATCATCTTCAGGCATGCCTAAAGTCTTTGCAGCAGAAATAACTTGGTAGAACTCTTGTTGAATTCTTTTTAAGTTTTCATTCTCTCTAACGTAGCTATCAATTACATCTTGTTCAGTAGAATCATTGGCACTAACCATATTCCTATAACCTGATACAGCGGAAGAACGTGCTCTGGAATACGCTCCTCCTATGTATCTCAATTGATTTGGAAGATCTAAATCTAACCTACGAAAGCCTGTGAGAGTCGTTAGTATTTCTTCTTGAGGTGTAGTGACCACAC